CGAATCTTTAATATGTTTTAATTCGTATTTTGATTGCATCTTTGCGCGTGGAAGTTCATGTTTAAATTTTTTTATAAAATTATGATTTAATTCAATGTCGCTTGTTAAAAAAATTTTTATATTACAGAACGGAGGAAGGTTTTTTTTCAAGGCATCCTCTTTTTGCCATTCAATGTCCTCGTTTCTGAATCTCATCTGTAATAAGTCGTTTGTCAAGACGCCTTCACAAAAGGAATATGGATTATAAAGCTGAATGAATTCAGTAGTATTATGAAAAAGATCCCAGAATAAAATACCGTGATCATCATCTGTTTCTCCAAAATTTTGTGAAATTAATGATCCAGAATAAGCCATATTTTTTTCTTTGTTCATAAATTGATGTTTATGTATATCTCCTAAAAGAACAAAATCGTATCCCAAAAAATCATTCTGAGTTTTTTCACCAGATTCGGAAATGAATCCGAAATTATTTTTCCAACCCGTAATCTGGCCATGATAAAGGGCTATTTTAAATGAATCCGTAAAAAAATCAGGATCCATAAGTAAATCATTTTTTAAATGCAACCAGTTTTGAGGATCGTCATCGAGCAAAGAATTCACGGCGAATACGATATTTCCAAACTTGTAATATCCAGTGTTTTTAAGATAGTATACATTCTTTGGATTCCTATCATGGAGGATGGATGTGAGACTATCCAATCTTTCACGATTATTGAGCAAAGCGTCATGATTACCCGCAATAAGTATCGTTGGACAGATTTCACCCAGCGATTTTAAAAAATTCAGGGTCATCAATATACATTCGGGTGTAAGATCGATTTTATTATGTAGAATATCTCCTGTAATTACGATTAAAGATTCAGAAACTTTTGGGTGTTCTCGCAATGTTTTATATAGATTTTCAAAGACAAAATTATATTCTTCTTTTCTAGAATAGAGTCGTATATGAATATCAGATATATGATAAATAGAACAAAATACACGAGACATATCTTTAAATATAAATCTATTCATTTTTATGAATAAACTTGTATTTTTTTAGATATATCATTTTTTATTTCAGGAATTTTTTTTCTCCTCATTCAAATAAATGAGAAAAAAATTATTACCCCCCCAACAAAACTGGCTTACATCATATTCCCATCCACGACTAGCAAATGAATATTCATTAAAAGATTTAAAAAAATTGGCTTCCGCACGGAACATTAAAAATCGATCCAAAATGAAAAAATCTGAATTGATTCAAGCATTAAATGAAACACAAATATGGAAAATTCAGCAGACGAACACGAGTCAAATATTTTATACTCATGATAATGGAGGGAGACCGTTTTTAGTAAAATACGAACAGGATAATGTTTCCGTTTATAAAATAGACCCAGATTGGTTGACGTACAATGAAAAAATCTTAGATATTAAAAAACCGGTTGCAGTGTTCATTGGTGGAAGTAATACAAATAAAAAGGAATATGGAAATTCGATACTCGTTCAAAAAAATAAATCTACCTACATATTTATCGGTGACATCATATATTCATTTACTCTCTCTCCATCAACAAAAATTATAGATTTTCAATCACCAGTAGGAAATAGTGATATACCGTATGCTTTTGCAATTGACAATAAAGGATATACTTATTTATTGTCTGATGGCTATGTAAAATTTATGAATAAAGAGGATCCTTCAGATCCCTACGATAATTTTTATACAAACAATCCCCCATCCGAACCCCTAAAAAGAAAATTATTGGATGTTCCGTCATTAATCATTATTTGATGCTATATTTATAGTGATTCATTCGAAAGTTTATCGGCTAACAATAACGCAATTTCTAATGCCTGTATCCCATTTAAACGTGGATCACAAGTGCTCTTATAATTCTTGATAAGATCGTCTTCTTTAATATCCTGGACATTTCCTCCTAAACATTCTGTAACATTCATCCCCGTTAATTCTAAATGTATACCCCCTGGATAGGTTCCACAACTTTTATGGATTTCAAAATAAACAATAATTTCTTCTACTATATCTTCAAAAGATCTTGTTTTTATCTTGGAATCACCTACCGACTGAGAAAAAGTATTTCCATGCATAGGATCACAACACCATGCAACATTCAATGAATTATTTTTTACAATGTGAATTAATTCAGGGAGTTTTTCTTTTAAATTTTTAGCCCCCATTCGTGTAATTAACATTAAACGACCTAATTCATTATCTGGATTAAGGATCTTGATCATTTCAAGGATTTCGTTTGTATTGAAATTTTCTGAAATTTTAACGCCGATAGGATTATTAATTCCTTTAATAAATTCAATGTGAGATCCATTCAATTGTCTCGTTCTCTCACCGATCCAAAGAAGATGTCCAGAACAACCATACCATTCTTGAGTGATGCTATCTTTTCGTGTAAGAGATTCTTCATAAGGCAATAATAAACATTCATGTGCTGTGTACAATTGAGTCGTTTTGAAGATTGGATTCGAAATATCGACTCCGACGGCTCGCATAAATTGTATGCATTTTTGGGTATTCTGAAAAATATTCTGATACATTCTATTCGACGGATTTTCAGATACAAATGTCAGATCCCAAAGGTCTAAACGATTCAGATCTGCAAATCCACCCGAAGAAAAAGCCCTTAAAATATTCAATGTTTGAGATGATAAATGATATGCTTTTAACATTCTATTGGGATCTGGAATTCTTTGAGATTCTGATATTCCATTGATAATATCACACGATAAATAGGTAATTTTTCCCCATTGACATATTCAAATTCATTCGATCGAGGTTTTGCATATTGTCCAGCAAAACGTCCAATTTTTACGATAGGTAACGAACTTCCATAGGTAAGAATCAATGACATTTGTAGTAAAAGTTTGTAAGTATCTCTTACAGAATCCACCGAAAAATTATCAAAACTTTCGGCACAATCACCTCCTATCAATAAAAAGGCCTGACCGCATGCAACCTTTGCGATCTGATGTTTTAATTCTCTGCATTCTCCAGCAAACACGAGGGGCGCTACATTTTTCAATTCAGATTCTACAATCGACAAATGTGTTTTATTTTCATAATGTGGGATCTGATATGGCACTTTTGATTTCCAATCCGATGGTTTCCAATATTTATAATATCGTTTAAATCGATTGGGGAGTGGATAATGAAAAGAAAAAATACACATGATGAATGAAAAAAATAGAAAACATATCAATTTCATGTTTAAAGATTGTAAGGAAATGAAATTTATAAATCATTTTTTACCATTTATTTCTGAAATATCCTTTTCTGTGGCTACACTGTAATGTACATGGTTTTGAGTCCAGGTCATTAATACAGGATCTCGTACATAAGAATATCTCTGTATATGAATCGATCCTACAATTTTATAAAGATCAGGCGTGAATAAAAATGAAAAAATATCAAAGATTTTATCCATTTCGAATGATGTTCCTATCATAAGATTTTTTATATAGCCATCTGATTTTTTCATCCTTTCCAACAATATTCGTAACGGATAAGTTCCAGTATTCGCTGAATATGATCTTGAAAAATTGGAAGATGAATAATGAGTAGAACCGAATCCTATCCGTAACGTATCCAGTCGTATAGAAGGATTTACATGCAGTAGAAATGGAACACTCACGTTTAACGTCAATAATGAATTTTTTATGGAATAAAGTTTTTGATGCAACAATAATGTGAATCGGATCGGTATCGCATCAAATAATAAATAATTGGGACGAAAATTACAAAGAGAAATGGATCGAACATTGGGAAAAGAAAACAAAATTTCTAATATTTTTAGAAATTTGTCATGATGCAAAAAATTATGATTCGATATCATAAGAGTAGTAACACAGTCTGATAATATGTTTTTTCTGTACACGATCCATTTATAAAAACTATTTATATCAAAAGATTGTATAGGGTATCGGAATGGAAATTTAATAGTATCAATACAGCAAAATGGTGAACGAAATTGATCCTTGTACTCCAAATAATCCTGGATTTTTCTTAAAATATCTTGTGGAAGGTATTCGATACAAATCATTAAATCTGTTGAATAACAAAAGGATTAGATCGGATGTTGCATAATTTTTTATATAAAACATCTAACGATGTTTTTAAAATGTCTAAAGGGTGATAAGAACCATTCGATTCAACATAAAAATGAATTCCATCATTTTGGGATGAAAAATTATAGGTGGCAACGGAAACAGGTGACCATTTCGCATGTTCTCTAGCGATACCGATTTTAGCATCGGCCTTGAGAAGAAGTGATTCTCCTCTATATAATTTTAATATCGAAACTGGAAAATAATGACCGCGGATATTATATTTTACTGGACTCTGATCAATTTGTGAAGATTGATTCCAATTTGGATCTAACAATATATCGTCTGATGTAACTTCATATTCGTTTTCATTACATGTAAGATTACATGTATATCTTACCGTACAATTTGGACACTCTAATTCGCAATCACAATCCGCCGACTGTTTGAGTATACGGGGATTAAAACGCAAAGGGATCAAACCTAAACGATGAGCGACTACTTCATCAGGCATGTTGGAATCATTTTTTTCAAAATATACTTTATCAATAGATAATGTAGGAATTTCAGAAATCATAATACGGCGTAAAGTATTGGCCATAGAAATCGATGAATTTTTTAATGTGAATCGTATTTCTTCATTATTAATTTGTATATCTTGAATCATTTAAAATAATTTTTTTTTATATATAAAAATCAATTTTTATGGATAATCGACAAAAACAAAGAATATTCAGAGAATTCCTTCAAATAAATGAGTCGCAAGAACCGAGTTTACAACGATTAAGACAAGTGATACATCAAAAAAAAAATCAATTACCAGGATCAAAGTCTTCTGTTAACATTGATATACCATCTGAAATCACATTAGAAGATAAAAAAGTCCTCGTAAAATTATTTTCTAATATCTTGAAAAATCCAGAAGATGCAAAATTTTATATTATTAAAACCACGAATGAACGATTAAAAACATTATTTGTCCACAAATGGGTCCATGATTTCATTTCTCAATTAGGATTTGTATTCATTAAACCTTATTATTTTATTGATCATCTTTCAGAAACTATGAAAAAAAATCTCACAAAATCCATAGAATTGCTGAATGAAACCCAAGTAATTTTAAGACAAACCTCACTCCCACAACAAATTATAGATCCTTATGGTTCCATTATTGATATAATCATTGGACCAAATAAAATCAAATGTAAATCTATTATCGATTCGGGTAATGAAGGACCTGTGTGTATGAGTCGTGAATTTTATGATAAAATCGTCAGTCTCTTCGTAAATCATTTAGTGCCCATACCTATTGACCCAGAAGTAATTCCAGTATTACAAAGGATTTTTCAAAGAATAGGTATCATTTATAGACATGAATACAATTTACATGAAACCTACATGATATTAAAACAGCACGAATCAGATATTAAATCATTATTAAGAACGAGAGAGTTTTATTTCCCGATTCAAAAATTTTATGAAATCATTGGTTGTAAATTTATTACCGGAGTGAATGGTTCATTAGATGAACCGCTTACGGAAAAAATAAATCTAAAATTCAGCGTAAATCACAAAGAAATTGATATAGATGTTTTTATCCTTCCCAACGGCCGAAAATCTTCATCCTTTGATATTCTTTTTAATGTCGAATTTATGCACAAGATGAAGGAAAAAAAAATCTTACCCAGTTATTTGCCCATGTACAATATGGAATTTTTTGAGGCAATTGAATCTATTAAAAATAAGGTCAGGATCGAAATGTTAAAATCTGATATCTTGGTATCTAAAAAAGGACAAAACCGTCAAATCCTAAATCATCAATTTCAGATTAACAAGTTGAATTCACAATTAATAGAGATTTCTGATACTTTACAACAAATGTCGTCGCTTCTGGTGGATGATGAAAACGCAAAATCTATGATATTTATTGATCCTTATAAAATAAAAGTTTTATACAAAATCAATTCAAGAGAAAAAATATTAGAAACGATATTTGATACCGGAAATCAAGCCGATAATATAATTACTCTCGCCGCTGTCCAAAGTCTCATATGGGACGGTACCGGGTTACCACCCTCGAGATTTCCATTCGATAATAATGCACTGCCTTCCGAAATACAAAATTTTAATTTCATATTAGAAAATATTCAAGAACCACCGATCCGAGATCTACCGATAACTTATCAAATGATTTATCATCATTTAGAATCTCATAGAGAAAAAATACAAAATCTATTCGATAATCAAGAAGAAAAAATAAAACTGGTTTATACATTATGTGGATTGAAATATGTCGTCGGGGTTGAAGATGTTACTGAATTAATAATCCCAAATTATGTAAATCTTGAATTAAAAATACCTCATAT